TGCGATCATGCCGGTTGGCTTCTCCGCCTGTACATATACCCCTCTGTGCTCCCTGGTAGAAAGCAGCGGATAATCGTCGGAGCACAAATTCTTCATATCAAAGAATTCTCCGTCTCCGATCCGCAGGTTGTGGTTATACCCGCCAAAAACCTCTGTTACCTGCCGGCTGGATGCCGGCACACGTAATCTGGGAAATGCCATCTCATAACCCCCTCAAAACCGCAGCCTTGTGCTTATAGGCATGTGCAGTCTGTTATAGTAATTCCGGAACTCCTCCCACAGTATCTTGTAGGCATCCGTTGCGTTGTTGCACCGATCCTCTTCCTGATTTCTGTAATGGATCTGTGCTTCAAGATAACGCAGATATATTTCGTCGAACGGTTCCGGTACCAAAAGCACCGTATCCGGATCCGTGTCCTCTTCATAACCATGGAAGGTAACCTTCTCCGCTCCCTCATGGGTATCGATGATCAGGACCTTCACCCGCTGATCCAGTCTGGAAAGCCAGCTGATCTTTTCCTTTTGTGTATAGGTATTGCCCACATTGGCATCCACCTGATCGATTGCTTCCCGAATCGTCATATACTTCCCTCCTGCTATAGCACGATTCCAAAAAAGGGGGCATCTCTGCCCCCTTTCCTTATGCTCGCTTACTGTGCATGTGCCTTGTCGAAGGCATCAATGACCTCCAGCATTTTCTCCTTGTTGTGAAGGATCTCCGCCACGCCTCTGGGGACATCCACCTCAACACCGCGCTGGATAATGTACTGCCGGCCATTGATAAACACCTGCACATCCTCCTTCGGTCCATTCTTGACCAGAGGGATCTTGATGCGCACCTTATCAGACCTCTGCACACCGTTTTCGGCACATTTCTGCTGTGTCTGCATAGCTGCAAGCGCAGCCTCTGCATCAGCATTCTTTTTCTCGGCTTCCTCTGCCCGGGAGATGGCGTTTGCTTTCGCTTCTTCCGCTTTCGCAGCTCTCGCCTCCGCATCAGCAAGCTTCTTCTTCAGCTCCTCCATAGCCGCATTCTCAGCCGCCTGGGAATTGTTGGTATTTGCCATAACATATCCTCCTGTTTATATTGGATCCTCGCAGGGGACGGTTGCCCGTCCCCCCACATTTTCCTGTCAGTTAGCCGTAACGAGTGCGGAATACTTCTTGCTGCAGCTCTCGATACGGACCATATAGTTCTCGATCAGGATCTCAGCAGTCTCCATAGCCTTCCAGCCAACGGTAGAACGCTGATCCAACGGGTCAGCGGTACCGGCACTGCCCTTAGGCTTGACAATGACCTCCATATTGCCGCCCTCGATGTCAGTAACACCGTAAGCGTTGGCGCCCAGGATCAGCGTAGAGAATACGCTCAGACCAGCAGGACAGCCCTCACCGGAGAAGATCTTTGCCTCGCTGGAATCCACAAAACGCACACCGCCGTACTCGCCCAACTCGCCTCTGTACAGATGTTCAGGATCACAGTACTCCTTGGGCTTGCGCCAGCGCTCGTCCTTGCGCAGATCGTAGGCAGCATAAGGATGGATGATACCCACATAATAGTCTCCGATTTTGGGGGCGTTCTGTGCCTTCAGAAAGGCAACAACCTGGTCAACCAGATCACAGGTCAGCACACAGCTGGTATCCAACGCTGCACGGGATTCCACCTCAGTCTCCGTGCCGTCCGCAGCCAGCTTAGGTGCGTAAAACACATTGGTGCCGCTGTTCATCACATTGCGCACCACAGTGTCCAGTGTCTGACCGCCCTGATTGCCGCACAGATCCGTCGTTTCCAGGATCACATTATCGATAGCGGTCAGCTCCAGCTGATCTGTCAGCATGACGAAATCACCGTACTGCTGCAGCTCAGCTTCCACAGTCAGCACATCCAAAGTCTGGCCGGGAGGGGTGATGCCTTCTGTCAGGGGCTGGGTTGCCTTGGGCAGGCTGGCAAAACGCCGGAATTCGATCTTCTTACCACCGTGCTTGGGGATGGGTCGCTTCTGACCGAACTGGTGGTGCACCAGATTGGGCTTTGCCAGCATGATCAGGTTCTTGTCATAAAACGTCTTCATCTCTGCGGATAAGCCGGCAGAGGTAGTGCTGTTCATCACATCATCTGCGAACAGCTGCAGATCCATGTAGGGAATATAACGCTTGAACATACTCATTTGCTCCTTTCGCATTGCCGGGAGGAGCTGACGGGTCATAATGTGATGCGTTCACCTCTTGCAACCCGCTCCCGGTATTCTCTGATTTGCTTATCTGTAAATTTGCTGGGGTCGACCTTCGCGGACACCGCGCCCTGGGCGCCGGTGCCATTCTCCGCAGGTCTTGCGGCACCTGCGATCACATTATCGGTCACATTTTTTGCTGCTCTTTGCGCTGCGTACTGCATCGCGCCCTGCAGGATCTCATCCTTGTGGATCACCTCAAAGGCAGTGCGAACATCCACGCCACTGCTGAGCAGCCGGGAAAAGTCAGGGTTTTTGATCTCAGCTTCCAGATCCAGCCCGGGATAGAACTGCTTCGCCTGCTCAGCCTGCTGGTTCCATTGGGAAACCTGCGCATCTGCCGTCTGCCTGCGCTGCAGCTCCTCCTGCTGCTGCCGCTGCATCTCCATCTGACGCCGCATGGAAGCGTTATCAACCTCCACATTGCGCATCTTCAAATAATCCTGCACATCGATTCCCCTGGCCATAGCTTCCTTTTCCACCAGAGACGTGTCGTTGCGGATCTTTTCTGCGATCGCAGTGTAATCCGTCGCCTCCACACCGTATTGACGTGCCAGAATATCAAAGATCGGGGCTGCCGCCTCAAAGCTTTTCAGCTGATCATTGGCAGCTTGCAGCTGCTGATTGACGCCCTTTAGACGTTTTTCAACCGTATCCTTCACCCTTGCATTGTACTGATCCTTGTACTCGCCCTTGATGAGTGTATCAAAAGCAGCACCGGGATCTGTCACCTGCTGTTGCTGCCCGGCGTCGGCAGCCGCACCGCCATCAGCGGTACCTGCGCCCGTATTTTGCTGCCCGGCGTCGGCAGCAGTTGCGCCCGTGGCTCCTCCCGCTGCAGCACCGCCACCGGCACCGCCTGCGCCATCCGCAAAAAGCTGCAGATCCACGTTATAAAGCCATAAAGTTTTTTTCATACTGCAAATCCTTTCTGTCCGTAAGTGGACGATCCTTATGTATGTGAAGGCTTTACGCCTTTTCACCATTTACTGTCTCCCGGAAGACTATGTACTCCGGGTATTGCCTTGCCAGCAGATCAAAACCATTTGCAACGGTACGAAACATCTGCGCCACCTGCTCGATAGCTTCAGGCACCGCCACCGCCGCCACCTGTGCAGTTCCGGACTCAAGTAAGGTTTCCGGAAACTGCCGCAGCTGCCCCTGCTCATAAAGCTGCAGTGCGCTCTGCGCTGCTGTATACGTAAGCGTGGATACCGCACAGCACACCAGATCCTCTCCTTTCGGTGCAAACCGTGCATGCCCATACACCTGCAAACAAAACGCTTTTTCACTGTGCACATATTCAACTGTCACCATGATTTATTCTCCAACTTAGTTGTCATTGCGAGCCAGTTCGCAAACTGGCGTGGCAATCTTCTGTACATTCTCTCGCAATGTCACACCGGTGCCGTGGACTCCGCCACACGCTTCCGAGCTTCCTTCGTGGTGGCCGGCTCAGTCGCTTCCGCACCCAACGCCCTGGCACCGTCCCCATTCATATCCACCTGTCCTGCAGGTGCGGTGTTGGGAAGCCCCATTTGTGCACCAAACGTGGCACTCAAATTCTGACCGGTAAGACGATCCACGATCTGTGTCAGTTGCATAATCTGCATTTGTGCCTGCTGCAGCTGTGCAAGGAGGGTTTGATTCGTCTTGATCTTGGAGATCACAAATTGCTTCCTGTCAAAGTCCATGATCTCCAAACAAGCCAGCGCCTGATCCGCCAGCTGCGGATTGAAGAATCCGGCATTGTACAGCTGCAATGCCATTTCATTCTGGCTGAGCTTGCTGTACGCGCTCTGCTTCTGTACCGATACCTCAATATCAAACAGCGGCAACCGATAGGTCTTCTCCATCCCCATAGCTGCCGGCTGCTCCTGTAGCTTGATTCCGGCATTGGAATAACTGACATATTCCGGCTTCCCGGAATCCCCCTGGATCCGGAAGCACCGTTCACTTTTATAAAACTGACGGATCAGCTCTATCACAAGATAGACCACATTACGGAACACCCGATAAGATGCCTTATTCCCGTCCCTGCTCAGCTTGCTGCCAGCTTCCTGCATTGCGGCGATTGCCGAAGCAGCGGTTACACCGGAAGATGTACCGCCATTGGAAATATCCCGGTTACCGGTGATCTCCTTCAGCTCCTCCACCTTATTCTGCAGAACCGTAATATACGTACCGTCCAGTCCGGTACCTTGGATCGGCATAATACTGTCCTGTCCCAGCTTTCCTTTGACCCTCACAATGCTGTTATTCAGGTTTGCAAATTCATCCACGTTAATTTCTCCGTCCTCACGAACAAAGTAACGTGGACGTGCGTTTGCCTGCAGATTCTTCAGCAGAGCCTGATTGCACTTATCGATATACTCCTGGGCACTCTTGCCAAGATCAACGTATCCAAAACCGCAAGGGCTTCCCTTCACCCGGAACATAGGATCAAATTCAAACGGATACCGCCCATGGGCGTACCAACCGGTTTCCCTGTATTCCGCTTCATTCTCCGATGCGAACAGCAGCGTCTCTCCAACAAATTTGCATAAGTGCAGTACCTGCTTTGTCCCTACATATTTCTTGTAGTACCAATCTACAACCAGGGACTTTCCATCCGTTTTGACCGTATCGTCGTAAACGTATTTACTGGAAGTCAGTACATTTCCCCCAAGCTTTCCCTTTAATTGCGGATAGCTTTGCTCCAGCAACTTGTTGTCCCACATTTCCCAGCTGAAAAAGTTTGGAGACATCTGAATGTCAGTCACACCCGGTTCCCAGAACAGGTTCAGAATATCCATTTCTCTGATATCCACATCTCCCAGTCCGTTCAGCTTGCCGGAATTCCAAAAAACACCGTACACACCCGTTCCGCCATGAAGCTTTGAATCGCATACACTGCTGTAAACCGCCTCGAATTCCGCCTGCTCAAGAACCACCGGCACAATTGCGGTAAGCTTTTCCGACTCTTCCTGATCATTCTTTTCCCTTGGCAGGATATTAGCCATCGGAAAATTAT